ATCTATAAGTACTCTTACAGAGCCTAGATTATTTAAACTCTTATCATTTTTTGATGATAAGAATGTTCTAGATTCTGTAATCGGTACTGAGATCAACAAGTGTCGATTTCACTACATCAAGGATCCAAGTCATTTTCGACATTGTCTCGGATTGGCTGATGCTATTGACCTCTCATTAACTACAAGTGGAATTACAGTAGGATTTCCTAGTCGTATCCGTCAATTGGTACAACCTAACTCTCCTTGGGGAGTTAGAATGTACTCAAAAAACGGAGCTAAGAAATTCTCCTATTCGATGGCTCGTGTAACCACGAAGCATCGTTTATTCCACTTGTTACTTCATTATCTTCGTTCCATTCCCCATAAGGAATTTGAACGTGATTATGTAAAGTTAATTAAGGTCACACTTGCTTCTAAGTTTTCGGAGCAAATGGGTCAAGAATTACCAATAGGTGAAACTTTCCCCCTATTTCCTCCTTTTACTCAAGCGAAATTGGACTCTGTCTTTTTAAGATGTAATAACCCTAAAGAGAGAAGAGTTCAATTTTACTTCAATCTTCTCCAGTCGAAGGCTTTATGTGCCCCTGTTGGACAAGATATGATAGAAGAAGCTTATGATAAGCATCGTCAATCTCTTTGTCGACCTGAAGATGAGTTACTGGTTGTTCCAGAACATCATCTTCAAGGACTTCGGGAGTATGGTAAGATGGTTGGTAGGAGAGTTAAAAATCTTTATGATCCTTTTAAGACAAGCGTTCCTAATGGAAGAGCTTGTGTTGAAGCTGGGCGCCACCTCGGTGGTAATCTAGCTCAATTAAAAGAAAATAAAAATTTTCAACTTTATTCCAATAATCCTATTTGCCATCAAGTTGATCAAGTACGGGTTGAACCTTATGTTCTGGGGCTTTTCGGAGCTCCAGGTTCGGGTAAAACCACATTGGTCCAATCTTTGGTTAGACATATCGGGAGTAAACTTTTTCCTGGGCTCGAACGCTCAAGATTAGTTTATTCTCGATCTTGTTCTACTAAACATTGGGATGGCTATAGTGGCCAACCAATTGTAGTACTTGACGATTTTGGGCAGAACCATACTTCTCGAGATGACATTGTCGAATTCGAGAATATTGTCTCTGTTAATGATCATGTGTTACCTATGGCTGACTTAAAGGAGAAAGGACAACATTTCCTTTCTCCTATAGTCATCCTTACCAGTAACTGTCGCCATGGTTCTGACCTTAGAACGGTCAATTCTACACATGTAGAAGAACCTTGGGCAGTCTGGAGACGTATCACATTACCTTTGCTAGTGGAAAAGGGAAGGATTAGTGAAATTATTCACCCTCCTTCTATTTCCCAACAAGCAGCATGGGTGGACAAGCATAGTTCCGATAGGGAGCGTTTTAACAACTCTACCCCTTGGAACCGAGTCCACACTTCATGCAGCGAGACTCTCGAATTAGAGGAATTAAGTGGAAGTGTATATGATCTTGTAGAAAGGATTGTAACTACCGTGAATGACCGTTTTGATTTTCATCAACAACATCATCAAGGTATATGGAAACAAACTATCTCTCGTAAGAGGATTGAATGTTGTCCATCCAACCATGAACTCCTACAGTGGGATGTTTACGCATCTGATGTAAACCTTCCCTGTAGTGATCGTGATTGGACTATGGAATTACAATTCCCTTCTACTCCACCTTCTCATTCACCCATTGTAAAAGCAGTAGCATTATCAGAACCCTTAAAAGTTCGGATGATTACTGCTGCTGAGGCTTCGACAAAAGTTCTACAACCCTTCCAAAAAGCGTTGTGGACCTATTTATCGGAACAACCTCAGTTTTGTCTAACTGATGGAGTTAAATCTCCATGGTCAGAACATGAGTCGTTTGAGAATGATACACTTCCGTGGATTTATCGGATAGAGAAAATGATTCAGGAGATACAGAGTAACACTTTAGATGATACTCTTTGGCTCTCTGGAGATTACACAGCCGCAACGGACAATTTTCCTATGTCGGTCACAGAGGCCCTAATTGAAGGGATTCTCTCTGAGATCGACCATCAGCCCACAAAAGATTGGGTTCGATGGGAATGTTCAAGTCATAAGATCCGCTACCCTCGAGGGGTAGAGGCTCAACAGACTTCAGGTCAGTTGATGGGATCGCTCTTAAGCTTTCCTTTACTGTGTTTTCTCAATGATTACATTGTCTCTTATTCAGGTTTTGATAAGTATACGTACTTAATCAATGGTGATGATATCGTTGCTAAGGGTGAAAAGGAGAAGATTGATACTTGGAAAGCGCAAGCTCCCCAAGTTGGTCTCTCCCTTTCTCTTGGTAAAAATTTCATCGATCCTGATTTCTGTACTGTAAATTCTCAACTCTTCTTTCAAGGGCGGGTGCTACATACGGGTAAGGTTTCATGCCAAACTCGTGTGGGAGCAAGTCTCGCCTATTGTTTTGAAGAGACCCAATTCTATTGGGGAGTTGATGATTGGGTTAAATATGAGTTCCTTAAGCGGAACTTATTAATCCTACGTTCAACTCCTCGTTCCCTTCATCTTTGTAAAAAACATGGAGGTTTAGGTTTGGTCGATACTTTACATACAGGTATCCGATATGATCCTGGTCTTGCGAAGGAGGTTTATCTTTATGATCTTCTCCGATCATTTGATCACTCACAGTTATTACCTGGAACAAATATCCGTGCTGTACCAGTCCCCGTTCTTCGGGGAGATACAGCAAAAAGGATTTTGCTTCCAGGTAAGGATGTTATGGATAAACTACGTTCTCTCCTCTTACCTGAAAGGGAGGAGGAGGGAGTAGTTGACCTAACTAACTATGAGTTTTCAAAGTTTCGGAAGAAGGTCAAAGAAGACTTTCCCCCTGAGACAAGAGATCATGTTAATTCCATTGTAAAAAACGGAAAATATAGTATAAAAGATTTTCCACCCTCAGATTTCTTTGAAATAGACTATGTCTTTGTTCAATCTGGAAAGAGTCGGTTTGTCCTTGAGAGGGCTCGCCAACATGCTCTAGATTTATTTGAACAAATCCTAGCTGATCCAGAGATTAATCCCTGGGAGTGGAAGGGCAGTAATTTGAAAGACCTCCCCGGTTTATCCCTTGATTGGGAGAAGCTAAGGGAGATCTTCATTGACTGCAACCTTTTAACTAATTATCCGTCTACACTTTGTGACTTGGATCTAACAGAAAATATTGCAGAATGGTTTGAAGAAGTTGATGGAAAAGAGGTAAGAATTAAAGATAATGGTATTTATTGTCCATTACCTGATTCTGTTCCCCTATTCGATCAATTATCTACTTTTTCCTATGAAACTAAGTTTCTTAGGGAAGATCAGAATCTGATCCTTGATCTTGTTCAATAATATGATATGACATCATTGTTATTGACCAGATCGAGGTAGATTCTTTATAGATAATTACTTCTCCATTCTATCTGTGAATAATAGAGCAAGAGAGAACAAATAGTGAGTTGCCCACCTGAGGCCATGATGTTTCACGAGCATCAAAGTTGTTGGGGTAAACAGCTCCAATGATTAATCAGGTGGGATGGTACTTGTTTCTTGCAGGTAAGTGTATAAACTTACATTATGTGCTATTAGAAAAGAGTTCAATCTTAATATGTATTGCATACCGGTAGTACCGGGAGTTTCCACATATTAGGATAGTTCTTCCTTTCGAAGACACCAATGTTGTAAGATGGAATTGAATCGAATCAGAGTCCGGGTCTTTCGAGACACCGGTATGATCTTTTCATTTCTTATACATAAACCTATGAGTATCATTCACAAGGGTGGAGTGCAGGCTCCCTGTCTATTTACATAGACGCGTGTTTCCCAGG